CCAATCTACCGTGTTTCCATTGGCATATAGATTGGGGATCATGTTGCGATAGTTTTGAGTTGCTAAACCTTTTAAATAAGCCTTTACACAACCCTTACCAACCGACCTGTTAGAAGTTACGTGAACCTCAGTAATAACAGCCCCGTTTGAAGATTTTCTAACTTTTTCCCCGTCTTTCCCCTGCAAGTAGTTGATCTGAGTACATTTTGTAAAAACAGGTAATCCGAGACTCAAAAGTATTTGGTTATACACGTATACACATTGGTCGATAGAAGTAAGTCCAAATAAATTATCCAAACGATTAAAACGACTAGGATTACCAGTAACAGTTAATCGATTTCCTGAAATTTTGATCTGTACAGAAGTTGAAAATGAACCCTCGTGTTTCTTGATAGGTTGCTTAGTTCCTAGGTGTTCACCTGAAACAGTATCTATTTCAATAGAAGCACGATCACTGAGCATAGGAAGCTCAAAATCGAAATCTTGGTAAATTGATAGCCAGTCGTAAAAGATCATAAAACCTTCTAAGATGGAGCTTTTGCATCCATGTATACAAATAACATTTGAATATTTAGTAAGCATGTATACATGAATACATAAGTACGGTCAACATGTATACATGTAGAATGAGAGAGAAAAAGATGAACGAGATAAAGTTGATGGCAACCAATGTAAGACTTACCAAGGAAGAACAAAGAAAGATTATGGAAAAGTCTATTGAAATCAATAAGTTACTAGTAAATAACAATAAAGCACCGCTAAAAGAAAGCGAGTTAATCCATAAAATCCTAGAATTATCAATAACTTATGCAAAGGTAGATAACGAAGGAAACATATATCTAGATGTATAGTGGTATGGGATTCCGTACCAAAGTGTGGGTGTCACTAACACCCACACATATTCTCGGGCTTCGCCCTCTTTCACCAAAATGGTACAAAAGGGACGATAAGTAGATCGAAAATTCCCGCCATAAAAGCTCGATCAGTCGATCCTCTCCCTCTCGAACTCAGGCGGCAGCTGTGGCTGTTTTCTCTGAAAGGTACGTTAAATTTGACGTACTGCTTAGGTTAATTAGAAGTAAAAATAACGTAATTTCGCATAATAACCTTTATGGCTAAATCACCTCCTACGGACGAAATATTCGTAGGAGCTAATTACAAGCCCGTAGCCGGACTTTTACCATAAAGTGTACTCATTATGCGAAATCAAAGGAAAGGTTCTCACGCGCACGCACAGGCGCTCGGAGGCTGCCTTTGTGCGTATGGCGCGTGGTGATTAAAGTAGAGAAATTTTAGGAGCGTTATCTGATTGTGCTTCCTGAAAGGAATCAACGCGGGTTTCTTCGTAAGAATAATTAGGATCGGGTTTCGAAGGATCAAAAGTACCAGCCATAACTGCTTTGCATGATGGCCAATCTAACTGGTATTTAATCATCTGCTGATCATAGCAAAGACATTTTAACTGGCTGTTAGAAATACAATGTACGTCAGGTTTAGAAACCACTTGGAAAAGCGAATCATAAATCGGGGCTGTTGCTGGTCGATTTGGTAATCGTGGTTTGTAATGTTCAGGATCGTGCGGGTTACGATAAACAGGAGCTTTTGAAAGTTGCTGTTTGGTCGTTTCTGGAACGTAAGTTTGATCGTGTATCTGCTCTAAAGTTGAAGGATCGGAGCTGGCCTGTTCTGGATTTTGTTTAGAATCGAGAAAACTAAAAATAAAATAAACGCAGTAAGCAACAAGACCGATCACCAAAGGAAGCAAAAGTAACTTCTTAGGTAATTTGAATTTATGAGTATTTAGAACCGTAGATTTATAAACGCCAAAATACTTTTTATCTAACTTAATGACTTGAGAGTCAGCTTGTTTCTTATCGTGGTAATCCTTGGGGTTAGCAATCTGATCCCATTGATAGCGAGTGATCATTCGACCGTTCATAGGTCTAAAGAAATGAATGTGTTTACCTACCAAACGTCTGACATGACTATGAGCAAGCATAGGGTCTTGAGTAAGTAGAAAAACGTCCCATCCATGATGTCGGTGAGTTTCAAATTCTCTTATTTTTTGTGGAACTTCAGCACCAGCACGAGTAACAGGAAAAACACGCTGGCACTCATCAATAATGATGACTGCGCCATCTGGCAGGTCGTACCATTTATCAGGGTCTTCGAACTCGTGCCAATCGTCATAAGACAATTCAGGGATTCCATTGTAGTAAACCTCCCTCCCCTCAAAATCTGGATTTTCTTTAATGAACTTAATTGTATTAAGAGTTTTACCGTGACCAGGTAAACCCGTAATCATATAAAGCATGATTAAAGACCAAAGAAGCCAGCGGCTTTCTTGAATGTGAATGCAGTTGCATAAGCACTAAGAAGGATCGTGATCGCTGAATCAATACCCATCAAAGAAACCATTGTTAAAGCATCAGAAGTTAAGCCACCAAAACTAGTTGCAATCTGATTTTGAACATTAGAAATAACCACATCAATTCCAGCGTAAGTAACAACGCTAAAGCCAATAAACTTTAACGCCTTTACAACAGCTGGACCGAGAATGGAGGCAAGAATAGCAAACAAAGCATGAAGCATTTAGGCAACCTCTCTCATGAATATTCGTGCAGCCCAGAAGTAAGCAAAACCAAGAACAATTGCCTTGATGATGGAAGCTAAATCACAAAAGGGCTGATAATCGATAGTGAATGAATTACTTAGAACTTGAACCGAATAAGGTGCTGGACATGATCCAGAGCTAAGAAAGCCGGTGCTATTAAATGAAACTTGTGAAAGGTCTACAGATGCTTGTAAATCTGCACCAGTTTCAGACCAATCACTTTGATCATAAGCAGGACTTGAAAGCGTATCATCAATAGCATCTAAGCGACTTTCAACGCCTGAAACATCAGTTGTACCAGAGTCACCACCTGAATTATTTCCAGCCTCAATAGCTGCTTTGATCTGATCTAAAGTCCCTGAAATAGTGGTTAAACCGTCATTCGTATCACGAGTTAAAGACTCAATAGAATTTAGATTTTTATTGGCATTATTTAAGGCTTCAACTTGTGAATCTGCTACTTCAAGTTGATCAGCTTCAGGCGTGTCATCAGGTGTGTTGTCAGTTGTACGATCCGGCGTGTTGATGTCATCAGAAGTGTTCTCTTTCCAATCACCTTCAAAATCAGAACCAGCCTGTCCACCATTATCAAACGTACATGAGTAATCCCATTTATAAGTCGTGTGATCAAAATTCCATTCATAGCCAGTAGCACCAGAACAAATCTTCTCATTTTGTGCGACAGCTTGAGCTAAACACTCGGATTCAGTAGCACAAAAAACACCAGCGGTCTCAGGAATACCACCATTAGAGCACTGAGGATATCCAGAATAAGTAGGATTAGAACAGAAATCCTCACATCCAAATTGATTAGGATCCTTAGAACAGGAATCAGGAGTAGGTAATGAACAATGAGAAGCAGAAGGGTTATTAAAGCAAGCACTTAACAAACAAGATTCAGTTTGAGCATATTCAGGAATAGAACAATAATCCTGACACTCTAAAGAGCCAGCAGCATTGGAAGAACCACAAAGACCATCAAGAGAACCGCAAGAAGATGAGTAATCAGGACAAGAATAATCAGAAGAATCCGAATAATTACTAAAGAAATGATCATTAGAACCCGAATTTATACCATCAACACAAGAAGAATGCTGAGTAGCTTTAGAAATTGCATCACATTCAGCCTGACCCTGACAATTACATGAATTAGGCTCATCAGGCATAGTTTCACCAACAGAACCACAAGAAGCATACTGCCCTTTAACGACAAAAACACCAGAAGGACAATCTTTATATAGAAAATTAGTTCTCGTATTGGGAGCAATCGCTGAACAGGGACTAGAACCATAAGAACCATGCCAATAACCAGAACGAAAACGGCCATGCTGTTGTGCCCGTTTAAAAATAGCTTGGCAAGTAATCCCTTGAGTTTTTAACGCTCCATTAGAATGACGTTCATTAGTAAAATAATAATAAACACGCTCAGCAGAAGCAGACGGAGAATAAAGAAAACTACCAGTTACAGACGATAAACAAAGCAGCAGTAACAACAATCGTGGCAAATTCATAACTGGTAACATCCATATCTAAAGAACCTCAAAAGAAAAGAAAAAGGCCGAATCACAAGGGAGCAAGACGGCCTTCAAAGCATTATCCGAAGATAGCGCCCTTAACCCACTTATAAACAACAGCTGTACCAGCCAAGCCGATTAATGCACCACCGACAGCAGCAATAGCAGCACCACCGTCAGTAGTAATCGCAGTAGTGGCCGCAGTGGTATCAACAGCAGCGAAAGCGGGAGAAGTAGAAACCGCTACGAAAGCGGCAGTCATTAGCTTTTTCATATTTTCATCATCCTTAAAATCATTTTGAAAACAGCAGCTAATCCAAAAATGAAAGCTACTGAACCGACCACTAATTCAAAGTCAGCTTGTGTCATTGCTGGCTCTACCTCAGTGACTACCCAACCAACAGCGCATGTTAAATCCGCTGCCGGAGGATCTGGACAGACTAACTGGTACATTTACGCAGTTGCCTTTAATTCTGCGGAGGTGGGCGCAAGCGCTAATAGCCCACCTTTAGGTAAAAAGGTGCTCAACCAAGCGCCATTTTTACCGCCCTTCCTTGCAAGCTGTACGATCTGAACTTCGACAGGCTTGTCTTTGAATTTGTTTGCTAGCTCTTGAACGCGAGCTACATCATCTTGAGATACAGAAACACGAGTTACATCGGTCTGTTGATTGCCCCAGTTATCTTGATAATCACGAGCAATACCCAATGTGAAATTGGTACCAGAAGCACCAGTTTGAGGATTTGACCAAGGCTCTGATTGGAAACCTACGCAACGGCCATAAAGATAAACACCTGATTTCATGGAAACACCCCTAAGCTACTAGCTGTAAATTTGGTTTAGATGCGTCGGCACGTTGGTACCAACTAGGAATAGAAAGCTTCTGAATAACAACTTCAGTGGCTTTCCGGACAGAAATAAGAGAATGCTTTTCAGCATCAAACGGGAACTTAATATCAATACCAATCTTTCGTAATCTGGCTCGATGAACTTTAACTTGTGCCTTTGTTACATCGAATTCCATACCATGAGACCAGTTAAGTGCATACATGGCGGTGGTATTGGCTGCTTTAGTATTTTCTACGATGCCCTCAGTTATGAGGCGTTCTGCTACAGTCTCTAATTCCATAGCTGTTACCTGTAATTTTTCGTCTAGTTTTAAAAATTCGTTATGAGCGCTAATGAAGTGGCTTTCATCGAATAAACCCCAAAATCTAAGATTATTTCTTCTGAGATATTCGCTTTTAAATTTCTGTTCTGCCCTAGCTACGCCCTGCTCTTTGCAATATTCAATCACTTGTTTTAGGTAACGTACTTCCTGTGAATCATCACCAAATTGACGCTTAATTTTGGGTAGCAAATGAAGCTGAATCTCATAGGATTTGTTGTAAACATTTGCATAAATTAAACGTGCATTACCGCTTTTGGATTTCCAATCAACGGTATTCCCATCGGAATACAAATTAGGAATCATGTTGCGATAATTTTGAGTTGCTAAACCTTTTAGATAGGCATTTACACAACCCTTTCCGACCGATCTATTAGAGGTAACATGAACCTCAGTTATGACCGCTCCATCAGAAACCTTTTTAACTTTTTTTCCGTCTTCACCCTGTAAATACAGTACTTTTGAGCATTTGGAGAAATTAGGTAAACCTAGATCAGAGAGGATTTGGTTATAAACGGAAACGCATTGATCAAGTGTTGTTAAACCAAATAGATTATCTAAACGATTGAACCTACTTGGATTTCCAGAGACAGTAATACGATTACCAGAAACTTTTACTTGAACAGAGGTAGAAAACGAACCTTCATATTTTTTAATTGGTTGCCTAACACCGTTTTTTTCACCAGTAACAGTATTGAACTCGACAGTTGCCGTATCAGAGATAAACGGTAACTCGAAGTCAAAGTCTTGATAAACGGTTAGCCAATCGTAAAAAATCATATTTTCTAAGATTCTAAATATTTATTTGTTTCTCGGATTCTAAGTTCCTTAGATTCTAAATGTCAACAAAATAATTATTTAGTTTGTATACTTGTTGCGTTGAAACAATTATCAGAGATGAGAAGATGCCGACTAAGCACATACCAGACTCGACATGGCAGAAAGTAGAAAAAAAGATGGTCGAAGTGGTTATTGAGTTGAAAGAACCTGTAAAGGACACACAGGTTCTTAACTGGTTGATTTTAAAGGGATTAGAAGAAATAACAGAAGAGGACTACAGGAAGTTCACTAAGTCTAGCAAGTGAATACTGGTATGGGATTCCGTACCAAAGTGTGGGTGTTACTAGCACCCACACATCTTCTCGGGCTTCGCCCTATTTCACCAAAATGGTACAAAAGGGACGATCAGTAGATCGAAAATTCCCGCCATAAAAGCTCGATCAGTCGATCCTCTCCCTCTCGAACTCAGGCGGCAGCTGTGGCTGTTTTCTCTGAAAGGTACGTTAAATTTG